GATCGTATAATCATTACTCTTCTTTTTCCAGCGATTCACGAAGCATAGTTACAAACCCATCGTGACCAACTTGTAATTGATCAGCAATAAATCTGTTTGATGCTTGTTTGTTTTGAATATCTCGCAAATGAGCAACCATCATTTTTTGCTCATCCGACATTTTATTAATCTCATACTGTTGATCATCTAAGGTGAGTATGTCTGACTTTTCTTTTTCTTTTTTAGCCATTGTTTTCTCCTGTTTAGTTAACAATTACAATTTTTACAATTACAGCATTTACACATATTATTATCCAGATTCTTCTTCTGGTTCAACGATGCTATCTGCATACGCTTTCTTTATATCATCTGTCCACAATGCACCAGCTAATGCTTGTATTTCAGCAGATTCACCGCTTACATCTGCATCTGGTGTCAATACTCTTCTACTATATTTGTAAGATAGTTCCTCACCATCTTCCATTATTGAAGTCTTGGTGCGTACTTGTATGAACTTATACTCACCTCTTACTTCATAATCATCTTTAGATTGTTTTGTTAAAGCCATTGTATTTTTCCTCTATTTATTATTTCCAACTGTAAACCTATACAGTATAAGTAAAATCAACACCTATATTGAAAGCACTATCAACATCTGATTCAGATATAGTATTCGTTGCTCCACTATCTTGAGTTTCAATAATTTCAAAAAAAGCATTTCCGGGTTCTAAAACAGCATTAAGATTACCAGATATTGTTCCTCCGTGAGCTTGTAAAGCAACACTACCAAAACTTCTTTCAGAGCCTCCAGAACCATCTCCTATTGTGAAAGGTAAAGAAATTCTTAATGAACCGAACCGATTAGTAAGCATAATTGGTGGTTCTAAGGTTTCAACTAAGCTTGAATCAGTAATTATTAAACCTTGTATATGAACAATCCTTCCTATTTTTGTATATCTAAATTTGTTAAATGTAGAATTAACAACAAAGTTTCCAGAAGTAGCACCAACAACAGTTGCTGTATGTTCACCTTCTTCATAATCATCAAGTACATTTGCCCCACCATTTGCTACTTGACTTGCTGGAAATTGAATACCAGCACAATGAATAGTTGCTTCTCCATCTTGTGCCATATAAACATCAGTTACAGATGAGTTTCCAATCTCAATAAAAGCAT